CTCCATAATCTTCTTCCCATTTCTTAATGAGAACTTTATCCGTGATTGGAACTGACCTACTATCGATCCTTTGATGGTTCCAACGATGTTTAAGAGAATTGAAACATTTAAAGAACCTTCCTTGTATTCGTGTAGGGTTTCCAAATGCAAACCATAATATTTCTGTGTCTTCATCGGTAAGAGCTCCTTCCGTAACTTCCCAAATAGGATCAGGTATAGCAGATGCTTCATCCATGATGATGATTAATCTTTTTCCTTTGTTATGTAGACCAGCAAAAGCTTCTGTATTCTCTTTACTCCATGGAATCATATCTATTCTCCAAGTCTTCTCATGTTCTTTCTCTACGGAGTAGATTGAAGTTGCTGTAAAATGAAACCATGACTTAATGAGACATAACTGATACCATTTAGCTAACTCTGACCATGTTTTTGTTTTCAACTGAGTTGATGTATTTGCTGTAACAACTCCTCTAGTATCTACTGCAGTTGCTATTGCCCAAAGAATTAACCATGAGACTAAAGCTGACTTACCAATACCATGCCCTGAAGCTCTAGCCATCTGAATTGCTTGAGTCTCAGTAATCTTACCTTGTTTGAGTAAAGAAGATATTTCCTTTAACAAATCTCTTTGCCAAATCATTGGTCCATCAAATTTTTCTAATTCAGTACCTTCTACTCCCCAAGGAAAGACATACATAACAAATCCATAAGGATCTAATGTGAAGCTAGAGATGTCATTGATTAAGTCTTTCTCTAACTTTTCATCTTCAGTCAATTGAACATCTATGTCCATATTAGTTTGAGGCTTTCCTCTTTTCCTTCTGGACTTATGCTTAATTGTCTTCTTCTTTTCCTTTAGTAACTGCATCTAACACTCTCTGTCTTCCTTTAGCTATTTGATCAGCTAAAGTTTTTGAAAGATTATGTTGAATCTCTTGTTTGTCTTTCCACCCAAATCGATTCTTCATGTTGATAAACCAAACAGCTGTATTGAAGTAAGTTGAATCTATTCCTCTCCTACCTTTCATCATCCACCAAGCTTCACATAGGACTCTGCAAATTTTATATGTGATGGAGAATTCTTCAACTCTATCTTGCAATCTGTTCCATCTCTGCATAGAAAATGTTCGATACTTTCCATTCTCATCTTCTTGATCGACATAACACAAAGCTGCTCTAATTTCTACATCAGAATATCCTTGTGAGGCTAACTGTAACATGGTGTCTCTCCAATCAGGATTGAGTTCTTCCATAGTTACAAATGGTCTTCCTAATCTTTTTCTTTCAGTTACCTTTTGATTTGCAATAGGTGAGAATTTATGTTTAACTCTTTCTTTCTTAGGAGTCTTAACTTTATTTCTTGGTGCTTTCTTAGTTACTTCTTCTACATCATCATCTTCATCTCTGATTATCTTTTTCTTTGATGATCTTTTAGATTTATTGTAACTTCGTGATGATGATGACATGTTACACTTCCTTTTTTGAATATACACACAAAAACAGAAACCTATAGAAAATACCATAGGTTCTCCGATTGAGTATTGCTTACGTTATTATTCTATTACTTTTGGAATATTTGTAAACACCTATTTAATTTCTCAATCATTGGGCTAATTTAAGGAAATTAGAAGGTTTACTTAAATCTATCATTGAGATAAAATTATAGTAACTTAAATTACTAACTAAAGAAGAAAGAGAGAAAGCTAATGCATAATCATCCTGAAGGTAAACCTAAGATACCATCACCTAAGAATAGATTGAAGATAACTCCTACTTCTAAATTACAAATACAATCAGATGAAATAACTATTGATTTTCTTCTTCTATATGTTCTAAAGCTAAGAACTACAGATGTAAGATTGTATGGAACAGTAAAAGCTAAAGAAGAATATTATATGTGTGATGAGAGATTAAAAGAATTCATTACCTATCTTAGATACATAGGTTATACTGAAGGAAGTATCAATAGGATAGTATCTAAAGCTTCTAACAAAATTAGTTTAGGAGTAGAAGCTTATTCTAAAACATGTAGATTAAAACATTAACTATCTTCTTTAGATATTGTTACTGTACTCTGCTTAGAGTAATTATTATTTATCTATCTTCAATGTCTAATGTATTTACAACTTACTTAGAGAATATGAATAACCTCTTAACTTATCCATTACCAATAGCTATTGATCGTCTGATATATGAGCCCAATGAGATAGTAGCTCTTAGTCTAGTAGGCTTACTTAATATTAATACTTATATATAAGCAATAAATAAAAGAGTCATAAATGGTTAAAACAGGATACTTTAGCCAATAAACAATCTCTAAACTAGCTGTTTACAAAGCATCATCAATGTCTTATAATTACATTAACAATCACCCAATAAGTTAAAGGGAGAAACAAGATGACAATTGAAAATGAAACAATCTCAACACTTACCAAAGAAGAAGAAGAACAGCTAAGACTTAAAAAGATTGAAAAGAAAAAGAGACAAAAGGAAGCTAGAAAAAATAGAAAGAAATTAGTTATCTCTTTTTCACAACATAAAACAAATGTTCATTATTCTAAATTTACCACAAAAGAATTAGTAGCCGCTAGATCACTCTTAGATTTAATCATTGAACAAAGAACTAAAGGGTTATCACATAATCCTACTCAATTTCCTCAGAAAACAAAATTCCAACTGTATTCAGAAGAATTAATTGAAAAAGTTAAAGAAGCTAATCAACAAATTAAGAATCAAAAAACCAAAAGACCAAAGGACTAAATCATGGGTTACTACAAGGGTATTAAAATTCTTCCAGGAGAAACACATCAACAAACTTTAGATCGATATGAAAGATCTAAAAAGATTACCCGAGCTATTTGGGAAAAATACTATGGAGTCAATGGTATCTTCACATCAAAGAAAAAGGGAATCATCATTCGTGAAACTAAAGGAGGTGAGAAAGAAATAGTAAAGGGTGATGATGCTATCCAAGAGTTATTAAAGCAAAAGGAAGCAGCTAAGGGTGATAAAGACTTATGCAGAAAAATAAGGAGTAAGCTTAGGAAATTAGGTTATAGGAAAAGAAATCAAAGTACACAAGAAGAAGAGAAAGAGGAACCACCTGAAAGAAAATTAGTTAGTACTACCGAAATGATAAAAAGAATAAAGAGTGATAAGAGAAAAAAGAAAAGAGAACTTAAAAAGAGGAAAGGAAGATAATAATGAAACCAGATATTTATGTTGATGTCTCAGATAGTTTCTCAGATAAAAACTATTTGGGTATTAAAGATCAAATCATAGCTGAATGGTTATTTGAAGATAAGATCTATGGTATATGTTGTGATGGAGTATGCTATGATCCTAGGACTGATTACTTGTTTAGATTGAAAGTACAACATTTTAACACTGAGAAAGAATTAAGGGAGAAACTATGCCAAAACTTGTTAGATAGAACATTTGTTGAAGAACAATTAGAGTTTGACTTCATGAATGAAAAAGGTAAATGTTGTCTATGTGGTAAAGCTCTTGATGATGAGTTTGGTAATAATGCTGAGCCTCTTAAAAAAGGAAAGTGTTGTAATAAATGTAATGCTTTTAAAGTGATACCAGCAAGAATAAATTTACAAGAGAGGTAATCATGTTAGATGAATGGTTAATACTCATAATCGCTCTTATACTCATTATTGGACCTTGGTTATTAAAAGATTGAAGCAAATGAATACTAAAAAAAAGATAACAATTCGTACTTGTCCAATTTGTCATAAAAGATTAGCTAAGGGTAATCCAAACAAATATTGTTTTGCTCATATTGTTCCTTATGCAGCTAGAGATTTAGACCTTCAATACAAAAAGGATCAAGAGAATATGAGAAAAAATACTTACCTTTATTTTAAGAGAAGAAAAATACATAAGGTTAAGAAATGAATTATTACGAGCAACCAAAAGTTAAAGCTGAACAATTACAAGCTGCTATTTGGAATAAAGAAGCTCTTGATAAAATGAAAGAAAGATATCCTAATCAAAAATGTACTATTAAAAGAAAAGACAATGGTACAGTAGAGGTTTATTTCAATCATAAACATATAGTTAGCTTTATGCATTTAGCAAATGAGAAAGATATCATTGCCTGGAAGAAAGGCAATGTTTTTATAGATCGATTAAAGGAAACTAAAAACTTAATAAGGAGTAATCCAATGTCTACAAAAAAAGAAGTTAAAAAAACAGCTGAAAAACAAATGAAGTCTATTAAAGAAGATGTCAACTCTTTAATTGCAAAGCTTCATAAAGAAGCTGATTCTAA